ATCGGACCTCTTTTCCTTTAACAAGGAAGGGATATCCGACCATTAGGTCCTCCCATGCCGAGACGAATTTGGAAGAAAAGTTTCCCCGAAGGACCATGGAGATCAGAACAATGGGAAACCTATCTGTAGCCTTAGAAAGGTCCACAGAATAGAGTTCCAGCTCTGGATCCTCACGGGTTCAGTTCTGAACTTTCTCAAGGAATTCCCCCTGGCTAAAAGTCATGTCTTGCGGGATACACTTAAGGATCCCAAAGATCAGGTCATGGAGCGGCTTAAGGGCCGTCTGTGACCAGTAGTCAAGGATAGCGATTACTCGCGTCTTGCCTTCACGATCCTGGATCCCAGTGATCTTCCTAAGACTGACTTTCTCCCTGGTTCCCAGGATCCTCATAAGAAGATCCCGGTGCTCAGAGAGGAAGTCCATCCTCTTCTCAAGTTGCCAGCCCCCGACGGTCTTAATGGACTGAATCATCTCCTTGGGAAGGGAGAGGAAGTCAGCCCAGCTCTCAAGGAGAGCATGACGACCACCGGGGCCTTTCTTCGTTGAGAAGTGATATGACTTCCACCGAGGTGGGTCACCGAATCCTGGGAGAACGGATTTAACTCCCGGTAGTCCGCGGAGTACAATCCAAAACTCCTGAAGAGGAATCCAGAATCGATAGAGATCCCAGGCCTTAAAAGGGCTCGGGTCAATAATCGAAGCAAGGTCCAGCTTCGGAGGGAGGGTTTCTCCTCTCATGAGGGTGAGGGCTGTGAGGTAAAGTCGGAGATGAATCTTCGACACCTCATGCAGGCTTCCCCCTCCACGAGGGAGAGAAAACTCCTTCCGGAGTCGGTCCCTTTTTGGTTCAGATTCAGGAGAATCTGGGTGAGCAATGACATAAAGGAAGGTCTCACGACCCTCCTTACACCATGAGATAGCATCTGCTGTCCCACGGGTGATTCATCGCATCCCCAGTTTCTCAAGAAACCGGATCACGATCTCAATGGTAACGCCTTGTTGGGGAAAGAAATTTTCCCTAACTCACCCTAGACATTTGACTAGGAGAAGTCACCGACTGAAACGGTATCTCGCACCCCGAGACGAAGGGGTAGCAGGGTTCCGGGACAGAAATACGCGAGGGAGTCTCGACTCCATGCGTGTAATGACGCTCTGAAAGTCCATGCTAGTTCAATGGGGAGTAAATCCCAGAATTTAGTTTAAATCCAATCCGGATCGACAACCGGAAAGGACTAAAGGGCTGGGACCCCGGTGAGAAGCCGGGGGTTCCTCTCCTTCACCAATCGGTGGGAGGGGACCTCCAAAGGATTTACCGCACATTAGTACAGGACAACCTAATAAGTAGGCCCCCGAAAGGGTTACTCAAAAGTGTGCCGACCCTATACTTCCTGGGAGGGTCCTAGGAAGGTCGAGTCTGTCCAAATAGATCCCGAGTGGCAAGCTCGAGAGTTAGTGAACTTGACTCTC